TTTAACTTTATGATAGCTCCGTTTTGGACTGATTTAAAAGATTACAACTTAACGAATGATGATGGTTATTACTATAAAACTAATACTGGAGTATCTTCTTTTCTTTGGTACAATGTTTGTGAATATGGAACGGCAGCAGAAGGCTCTTGTAACTTAAATACGTTTCAAACAAATCTATGGCCTGATGGATCGTTTGATTTTCAATATGATGATGTAAGTATAACAAACCATTCTGTTACTATAGGTTTTACTGGTAACTTAGCCTTTAATGATTATGAACAAATGGTACATCAAAGCGGTTATTCAAACAATACATTACTAAATTCTACATGGTGGGACAATCTTGTTAATCCTGGTGGTGTTGAGTGGTACGGTACTGATGGAGGTTACAGTCCATCAGTTGACTGTACTGATGCACTAACTAACTCAGCTTGTCCAGGTTATGCTCAAGCTTATTTTGATTATCAATGCGAGTTAGATGGATTGTATGACACTACTTGTCCTAATTACGACAATGCCTTACTATTACAAGATTTGTCTGGACAAGATTTTATTTTTGGTGACAATATAACTGATTTTTACGAAACAGAAGTAACGCAAGATATTACAGAAGAAGAGTTTTTATATACAGAAGAAGAGGATTACGGATATGCAGATAGTGGATCATCAATCGCATACTTTGATCAAGGAGATGATTTATTCAGTGAAGAACAACAGGGGCCCCTACGGGATGATCCCGTCGAAGAACAGCTTCCAGGAGAAGAAATTGAAGCCATCGAAGAAGAATTTTATGCCGACGATATATCGGATGAAAGAGAAATTGTGGGAGGAGATCCCAGTGGAGACCTTAGCGAAGAAGTTGTAGTAGCGGAAGAAGTATTTGAAGAAGAAATTTTGGAAGAAGTTCAAGAGCAAGAAGTTAATAATACTGAATCTATATCAATAGCATTAAATGAAATATCAAAAACAGAAAAGCAATTGCAGGAAAGAGTGTCTCAAATTATTAGTAACTCTACAACATTTAACTCAACATTTGGATCTGTTGACGATATGTTTGGAGATGCAACGATTAGTATGCTATCAGACCCAACATTAACAACTATAGAAATTAATACACAATCAGAAAGTGAAAATGATACCGTAGATATTCAAATGGAAAATTCTGTTGCACAGGTAGATACAGGCTTCGCTGCGCAGCAAGATCAATCATTTAGTACAGGGCAAAGTATAACTGCGGTATTGAATAACGTTGCTCCAAACTTTACACAGTTTGATGTAGCGCCGCCGAGTCAACAGGAGCAGCAAACAACTGCAAAAGCTGAATCACAAGCTGGTAGCATGAGTGATGAGCAGTTAGAACAGAACTTAGAAGAATTTACTGATCAAATGCAAGATTCAGGTGGCTTTACAGATCAGAGTCTTACTATATTCTTAATGGGACGAGTAAATGGTTTTGATCAGTATACAGGACAATTGCAAGATGTTTCATTTTATGTAGATAGAGGAATGCCAGGCGGTAGAGTACAGAACGATAGAAACTCTATGTTGAGAATGATTGGGACTGATGATAAGCATGCGAGAATGGTAGCGGAACAGTACGAATGATACATGTCTTCCTTTTAGTTGTATTAGTAAATGCGGAAGAAGTGTCTCGCGATATGTATTTTGTGGATTTAAATCGCTGTAAGTACTTCGCTAGTAGTATTGTTGGTAGTAAAAGAAGAAACACAGGGTACAACCCACCATCAGTAAAAATAGAAGCATATTGTATACCAACGCAGATAGATCCTGAAGATGAGACTATAAAGTTATATAAGGAGAGACAAGGGTGATTGAGATAGCAGCTGCGATAAGTATGGCCAATGCTGCCTTTAATACAATAAAAGGCGCAGTCGAAAAAGGTAGAGAAATAGAGGATGTTGCCGGCTACTTTGGACGCTTTTTTGATGCTAAAGATGCAATCAATGAAGCAACAGAATCAAGTCGTAATCAACCTGTAGTTAAAAAATTATTTAGTGGTAGCAGTGTAGAAGCTCAGGCGCTTGAAGTAACTGCTGCTAGACATAAAATAAATCAACTCGAAAAAGAACTAAGAGAATATCTTCTATGGTCTGGTCAAGGTCAGTTCTACGAAGATATGATGATAGAAAGACGAAATATAAGACAAGCAAGAGCAGCTGAGGCAAGACGTAAAGCAGAAAATAGAAAATTTTGGATTGATATTACTACAATAGGTATATGTGTTGCAATCGGTACAGGTATCGTAATAACCGCAATTGCGGTTATTCTAGGAGGCTAAATGGCAGAAGTAGAATTTGGAGATGTAAAATTAAGTGGCGGCAAACTGCTGCTTATCATACCATTACTGGGTTCTATTATTGGAGGCCTCTGGGGAGGCTTTGAGTTATATCAGCGTCTATTAAATGCAGAAGAAGCATTGGACAACTTACCAGACACAGCATTTATTGAGCAGTCACTCGCTGTACAGGCTGAAACTATGCAGTCACTTCAAGAATCACTTGAAAACTTACAAGGTGATTTTGATCAACAGATGGATACAATTAACATTCTTCTGGATAATGCTCGTGGTGATATTAGTGAAATACGTGAAGATGTTGATGAGATCGATTCATTTGTTCGTAACATCGATGAGAGTACTAATGAGACCCAGAGAGACCTTCGTAACGATGTTTATTCTATGGAAGAAACACTTAATGACCGTATGCGAGAAATCGACGAGCAACTAAGGGAGACAAGGTCTGAGCTTGAGGATAAGATAGAAGAAATCCTTGATAACCCACTCAATGCAGAGTAGTTGATTTATTATACTGCTTAGCATATAATATACTGGTTATGGAGGAAATTTATGTCCGGCTTTGATAAGTCTCTCATACTATTTTTTGCAGTAACCTTAATAGTATCGTGGTTTAAACTGCCCGAGCAACAGGAACAGATTGTACAAGAAGTAACGCAACCTGTTCCTGTTGTTACAGTACATGAAGTTGTACGACCTAAAGATCTATCTCAAGAAGAGTTAGAATGCCTCGCTTTGAATATCTATTTTGAAGCAAGAGATCAAGATACAGATAGTCAGTTGGCAGTGTCTATGGTTGTACTGAATAGAGCTAAAGATTCGTTTTGGCCTAACCATGTCTGTGATGTTATTAAGCAAGGCTCGTACAGCGACGGGTTTGTCAGAAGAAACAAGTGTCAGTTCTCTTGGTACTGTGACGGTTTATCAGATAGACCGTACGAGCAAGACACATGGATACGAAATCTCAAGATAGCAGAAGACAGCTATTATCTCTGGACCAACGGTTATGATTTAACCAATGGTGCTACTAACTATCACGCAAAGCACGTTGCTCCTTTGTGGAATAAAGACTTTAATATGCATTATGTTGCTACAATCGGTGATCATATATTTTATCGATGGAATACACAAGAAACAGTTGCCATCAACTGATATTTTTACTATAATCGACGTGTAGCGAGAAAAGGGAATAATTAATGGTTGAATTGATGAATACGCAGACGTTCTCAGCTGAGATTGAGAATATCGTACGAAAAGGTAGAAATGTATCCTATATGGACGCTATAGTACACTTCTGCGAAACAAACAATATAGAAATAGAAACTGGTGCTAAACTCATTAACACCATTATCAAAAAGAAACTAGAAGCTGAGGCTTCTGAACTGAATTGTCTGAAAGAGAAATCTGCTAAGCTCCCTGTATGAGAGACGAAAGAAGTATACAGCAGCCCGAGTATATAACAGATAGTAAATCACAATATCTCGTAATTCACAAATGTGGAAATAGTTCGGTTCGTGATGCTATGGGTCAACCAGGTATGATTCATATACCGCTTTCCGATAGGGTTATATTTACAGTTATACGAGATCCGGTCGAAAGATTTATATCAGGTTTTATATATGACTTGTTTAACTCGTATGTTGTCACGGATAATATGCAGCTTAGTGAAATAGAGTATACAGTCGTTAATCATATTAAAAATAACGATATTTACAATGTATATCATTATATAGATCCATATAAAAAAAATAGATTAGGTGCGCGCAACTCTGGAAGTATCTCCCACACAATACCTCAGCTAAGTTATATAGTTAATCAACCTATACAATGGTTTGTTGATATAAAAGATCTAAGTACATTTTTGCAATTGCATTACAATACTGATGTTAAAAAAAATGTTAGTAATGTTAATATTGAAGTTAAAGATCTGATTAGTAGTATATTGCTTAAGCAAAAGCAGCGAATTCTTGATATTCATAGCGCCGATTATTATTTTATAGAACGAATAAGAGAAAATGGTTTATTTTGGGACTGGCAAAACGGTAAGATCTTTTAATGAATATTTACGAAGGTATTGAAGCTTATAAAACTTACCTTGCTATTCGAAACCATTTTAAGACTGACTACGATTATTTTAAGTACAATGGCAAGCTTAAGATAACTCAAGAATCTTTTTTAAAGAGACGAGACAAATTTTTCTTCGCGAAGCTGGAAAGGAAGTACAAGAAGAAAGAGCTTGTTTATTTCTTTGCTGCTAATTTTATTAAAGATGAAAATATGTGGTCTGGTTCTTTAGTTGGTGCAGAGTCAGAAAAGGTATACTTAGAGTGGCTTAAATATGCAGAGAGCATGAAGTACAACTTTAAGTTAGAATGTGAAAAGTTACAGAACGAATTAGAAATGAAAGATCAGAAGTTTGATGATCTATTCACAATAAATAATAACAGCCATCCTATACTGCTTTCTAAGTTATTAGGTGGCCATATATCCATAGAGACATTCTCAATTATGGATATAGTATTGAACTTTACAGCTCGATGGAATAAAGTTATTGATGACTTTAGTTACGATAACGTTAAACTGAAGGTTGCAAAGTACAAGCCCTTTCTCCCTGTCGACAAAGATGTTTATAAGGAGATAATGAGAAAGGTATTTACTAGTTGACTTATTGCAGCAACTAGACTATAATACGTGTACATTATGATTATATTATTTGTTTTTTGATATTGGATAAAACTACTATACAACGCATATACGGAGAAAATATATGACTAGTTCATTCGCAGATCTTAAGCGAGCTCGCAAGACTTCCCTCGAAACTCTTATCAGTGAGACTAATAAACTCAATAGTCCTGGTGAAAATCAGAACCGTGATGATGACAACTTCTGGAAGCCTACAGTTGATAAAGCAGGTAATGGTTATGCTGTTATTCGCTTTCTACCAGCTCCTGGTGGTGAAGACTTACCTTGGGTAAGAATGTTTAATCACGGCTTTCAAGGCCCAGGTGGTTGGTATATTGAGAACTCTCTTACTACTATCGGTAAGAAAGATCCTGTCTCTGAGCATAATACTATGCTTTGGAATTCAGGTATTGAGTCTAATAAAGATATCGTACGTAAGCAAAAGCGTCGCCTTAACTACATTGCTAATATCTACGTAGTAAGCGATCCTTCTGCTCCTGAGAACGAAGGTAAAGTATTCCTTTACAAATTTGGTAAAAAGATCTTTGATAAGATCAACGATATGATGAATCCTCAGTTCCAGGACGAGCAACCAGTTAATCCTTTCGATCTTTGGGAAGGTGCGAACTTTAAGCTTAAGATTCGTCAAGTAGAAGGCTATCGTAACTATGATAAGTCTGAATTTGATAGAGCAGAGCCTCTATTAGATGATGATGACAAGCTTGAATCTATTTGGAAATCTGAACACTCTTTGCAAGAGTTCCTTAGCCCAAGTAACTTCAAGTCTTATGAAGAGCTGCAAGCTAAACTGAACCGAGTACTTGGTTTAGATGGTGGACAGCAAGGTAATAGAGAAGGTATAGCACAGACAGTAGAAGATGTCGAACCTGCTCCAGTACCTAGAGCAGCTCCAGCGCCAGCAATGGCGTCAGCTAGCGATGATGATGACGATAGTATGTCGTTCTTCGAACAGTTAGCAAATGAGTAAAAAGAGAAGGGGTCGAAAGACCCCTTTTTTATTATGCGTAAGCCGGTCGCTGTAATGAATTAAAAGATTGATCTATATTATATGATCTACCTGATGGTACGTTACCGCCGCCTCCACCGCCACCACTGACATTAGTGCTGTTATTATTAGTTACATTAGTAACATTCTGCACTGGTTGTAGCAGATTTAAATTACCAGACTGCTGACCGAGCATCAATGATCTTTCAGTTATTTGATTAGCAGCTACCTGAGGAATTATTCTTACCGAGTCAGGACTTAGTATTGATACTCCAGCTGTTCTTATTGTATTAGCTCTAGACGATTCAACATTACCAGCTCCAGGTACATTAGTCATTGATGATTCAACATTACCAGCTCCAGGTACATTAGTCATTGATGATTCAATAGCACCTTCACCAGTTAAATTAGCTGCTGATAGTTCTGTAGCACCCTGGGCAGCCATATTAGCAGTTGTAGTATTAACTGTGCCACCTGATGTTGTTGATGTCGGGGTAGCAGTTGCTCCACCTTGACCTGTTGTTGTAGCAGGAGCTCCACCTGTTGGAGTTAAGGCTGGTGGTTCTGGCATCTCTGGTGCTATTGTTTCTATTAGTCCGTCAGGTAGTTCATCATCTGTAAAACCGAGAAGATAGTTAGCAATATGATAAACAAGGCGGTCACCAGCAAAATATCCACCAATACTTCCTACAAGACCTGTTGCTATTGCAAGAGGACCTCCAAAAGATCCCATTAATGCTCCAGCTATAGCACCTAAAGCAGCGCCACCAGCGGCACCACCTGCGCTACCGGCTATTCCACCAAATATACCAGCAACCCTAGCTACTCTTTCTCTATCCGATATACTTTCATCAGTTAAAATTATATACAACTCCCCAAGAGATATTAGAGAGCCTATACCAGGAAATCTTAAGAGCTTAGCTAAACGTGGATATTTTGCTAGAGCTACCTCCCTACCACGAGCGATAGGATCAATACCAGTACGTTGTGTACCAGTTAATGGTGAACCACTACCTGCTGCACCAGTAGTTATTGTACGTGCACCAAAACCAGTTTGAATAGTTCTTGTTGTAGGTCTTGACCCTATTTCATAGGATGTACCACCAACTGTTGTTGTGGGTGTTGCTCGTGCACCGGCTCCACCGTCGCGTCCAAATAGACTAGAAACTCTACTACTGACAGCTGACGCGGCGCGCGTGCCAGCTCTACCTGCAGCTCCTCGAGCTGCATCTATACCTCTCCCTGCTGCACTACCTGCAACTCTTAAAGCAGCACGACCTCCAACAACAGCAGCACCGATACCTAGCATTTCTGGTATAGCATCATAAACGTTACTCATTATTTCATCGCGTTTATCAGGGTCTGAAAGACTTGTTAAGTCAAACGAATCAATAATAAAACCAGCTATTGTACCGATAAGCCTACCGCGTTTGCCAAGCAGCATACCTCCTATAATGTTGCCATGAATCGCTCCACTTATACCAGATCCAACTGTATCTACAGCTCCACCAAATAACTTAGCTACTTCCTCACCGAATGCTTCTTCAATACCCTTTTCTATTTGCTCAATAGTACCCTGGTCGGTAAGACTAGGTATTCCTAAAAAAGAAGATAGTGCTTCAGCAATAATACCATAACGTGCTTTACCAAATAAAAGTTTAGACCAGCCTCCCATTTCAATCATAGAGCCTGTTCTTTCAGTTAATAGATCATCTACCTGCTGAGCAAACGCTGGATCAACGCCAAGA